TTCGAGTTGTTTGCGGGTTTTCATCAATTAGTTTAGCAACTAATTTTTGTGGAGCAAGGGCGGCTAATTCTGACTTACGTCCGGTTTCAATAACCTCATCAATAAGTTGGTCAGCTAGCAATTCATCAGCTTTTAACCAAGTTTCCTTTTTCATTAGCTTGGCAATTTCTTCCTCACTTTTTCCACGCTTGCTTAATAGGAAGGCTAACTGTTCATTAGCCTTTTTTATGGCTTTCTTATCTTTTGCTGAAAGCTGCTCGTTGGGGACTCTTTTGCCAGACTTATCAATATAATAAGCTTCATGGCACATCCACTGTGCGTAATCGTTAGCTTTTATTTCATCTCCAGCAAATGCAATAACACCAGCAATACTTGCTGCAACACCATCAATTTTTGTTATCACATGAGCAGAGCTGGCAAAAATTTCAGAAATAATAGATAAACCTTGAGTAACATCACCACCATCCGAGTTGATTCTAATGGTAATTATATCATAATTACGACCTGCCCAATTTAACTCCTGGGCAAAATAATCACCATCAATTTTTTCACCAATTATACCATATAATAGAAAGGTAATTTCCTTCTTATCACGATTAACAATATGGCTGGTTTTTAATTCCATTTAAATGCAGTTTAAATTCGATTTACATGATAATTAAATTTTGTTTTCTCATCATTTCTGATATAACTTTGCAGATACAAATATTGACCGTATTGTACTGAAAATCAAACAATAGTGCAACCCTTGCACCATTCAGTGCAACCCTTTCACTGTTATTATAATATATGTACTTGATTAGCCATTTTTGTTGGTAAAAAATGCCAAATGGACGATCGTAAAGCCGGTTATGTTTTATATAAAGAAGGGGCTACTCAAAAGGAGATTGCCAAAACACTTGGGCGCACTGAAAAAACCATTAGCAACTGGAAAAAAGCTGATGAGTGGGATAAGCATCGTGCAACTTCAACCCTTCAGGAAAATACCATAAAAGACCATGTTTACGAACTCATTCAATACCAACTTTCAGCACTTCAAAAAATAAAGGAAGGATATGAAAAGGAAGGTGGTACCGCATTAATTGCTCGTGGTGATATCGATGGTTTATCCAAATTATTTACCGCCGTTAAGGAAAAGGAATTGGAATGGAGCCAGCTTGTTAAGGCGTTTCGTGAGTTTATGGAGTGGCTCAAGCTCGAAGATATTGAATTGGCCAAAGAGCTTACCGCTTTTATTGATAATTATTTGAACATTAAACGCCAAGCCTAATGAGTAGTAAGTGGACAAATAAAGATAAAAACGAATATCAACAGTGGCTTCGGGAAAAGGAAGCTATTGAACGGGCCACACCTGAAATAAATGAAACTGCTACGCAAAAGTCAAAGCGAATTAAACTGCTATTAGACCATCCAATAAAAGCAGCAAAATACTACTTTGGTCATTTGGCAAAATCTGAATTCGCGTATTTTCACAAACGTGATATCAAAAAAGTATTCGCAGACCCCGATATATTTGCTATGATGGAGTACCACCGTGAGGGTGCAAAATCAGTGATATATAATGTAATTGTTCCAATGCTTTTAAAGGCAAAGGGAGAGCTTACCGGGATGATGTTGGCAAGTGCCAATGAAAGCAAAGCCCGTGTGTTACTATCTGACCTTCAGGCCGAACTAATGTTTAACCAACGTTACATTAACGATTTTGGTGAACAGGTAAGTTTTGGTAACTGGAAAGATGGTTATTTTATAACCTCCGATAATATTGGCTTTTGGGCTTTTGGTCGTGGGCAAAGTCCTCGTGGTACTCGTAATGCAGATAAAAGACCTAATTATGGCACCTTCGATGATATGGATGATGCTGTTTTGGTGCGCAATGAAAAGCGCGTTGATGAGGCTGTTGATTGGATATTAGGTGATTTCTTTGGAGCAATGTCTATTCATGGTGCGCGTTTGATTGGTTTGGGTAACCGGATTCACAAAACCAGTATTGTAGCAAAAATAGTTGGAGATATTGAGCCGGACGATCCAAAACGTGAAGGTTTGTATCATTCAAAGGTTTATGCACTTGAGAACCCAAAAACCCATAAAAAAGACCTTTCGCTTAAAGGAGTTCCAGCATGGAAAGAACGTTATACGCGAGAGCAAATTGTTGAGAAAATGCGTAAGATGGGTAATCGTTTGGCCCTGCGTGAATTTTTCCACCAACATGTGGTAATTGGAAAGGTATTTAAGGAGCAAGATTTACCTTGGGCAAAATTAGACCCTATTCATACTTACGATGCCATTGTAACCTACAACGATCCATCTTATAAAAAATCCGCTACCAGCGACAAAAAAGGGATTGTTTTAATCGGTCGCAAGGGCAATTACTTTGATATTTTCAAAGCTTACGTTCGCCAATGTTCAACACCTGAAATGGTACGTGCTCATTATACCATCAGTACTTTTGTTCCTGATAAAATGGCGTGCAGGCATTATATGGAGGCCAATTTTATCCAGGACTTAATGTTGGATGAATATTGGCGTTATGGCTCAGAGGATAATGGGGGCGAATTGCTTCGTATTCGTGGTGATAAACGCCAAAAGCCAGACAAAGAGGTACGTGTTGAAAACCTTACACCTTTTACTGAAGTGGGTTTGATTCGCTTTAATGCAGCCGAAAAGGATAATCCTGATATGATTGAGTTACGCGATCAGTTTTTGGGCTTCCCGGACTATGAGTGGGATGATGGTCCCGATGCCGTGGAAGGTGGAATATACATCTTAAATAAGCGCAAGGTGAAAAGTAAAAAGAAAACCGGTGGAGCAACCGGAAAGTACAAACGCAATAATTCAAGGAGGGCATAATGTTTTTAGCAACAACCGACTTCAATAATAAAATTGATGATGATTTAAGGATCAAAATCACTGAGGATGATGAGGATATTACCACCGCAGCCATTAAATATGCCGATGATACTTTGAAAAATATGTTAGGCGAACGCTACAACATGACCACTGAATTGGCTAAGCAAGGTGATGCTCGTGATGGAACCTTATTGGACTATGCCTTAAACTTGGCTGTATTTCGTATTTACGAACGCATGCCTGATGTGGATGTGCCTGAGCGTGTGGTTAAGTTATACGATGATACTCTGGAAGATTTAAACCAGATCAATCAGGGCAAACTATCATTATCATCATTAACAAAAATGACCGATAGCGATGGTAACAAAAAAACCCGATTCAATTGGGGCAGTGCAGATAAGAGAGATAATAACCCATTTTAATTAAGCAATCATGGCAATTTTCGATAGATTCAAAAAGGTTAAAAACGAAGCATCTTCTGGAGGTAAAGACAAAAAGCGAATCAGTAGTAAACTGAAACCGGAGCCAAAAGAACGCACGGGCATTATGACTTTGGAAAAGTTAAAAAGTGCTGCCGAGGATGCTTTGGATCGTGAAAATTGCAACCGTACCGATTTGTATGCCATTTATGAATTAACCCGCAAAGATGGCCATGTAAAAGCGCAACATAAAACCGCTAAGAATAAAATTATTGCTGAACCATTTATTATTCTGGATAACGATACGGAATCAGATGAAAAAATAAAACAATTCCAAAAAACATGGTTCGAAAACTTTCTAAAGTTGGTTATCGATGTTGAGTTCATGGGTTATACCCTTTGTGAATTTGGTGATGATGATGAGCAATTGGGATTTACTGATATCACACCTATTTTAAGCGAACATATTAACCCATTTAAAAAGATAGTAACCATTGAGCCGGGTGGCACTGAGGGTTTTCCTTATGAGGGTTTACTGGATAAATTGAACCTCATTGAGCTGGGCGATCCAAATGATTTGGGCGAATTTGAAAGTGTGGCCCGTGAGGTTATCTGGAAAAACTACGCACGTTCCGATTGGTCTGAGTACAATGAACGTTTTGGAAAACCTTTACTAGATATTGCCTGCAATACCGATGATGATGACGAGGTTGCCAATAAGATTGACATGGCTAAAAACTTTGGTTCCAATGGTTGGATTGTTCGCGATGTTGATGATGAGGTTGATATGTTAAGTCCTCAAGGTTCTGCCAACGGTTCACAATTCCAGCCAAAAGCTGAGTTTTGTAATCAGGAAATCAGCAAAATAATGAACGGGCAAACGGGTACCTCTGATGAAAAAGCCTTTGTTGGTTCTGCTGAAGTTCATGAACGCGTGCTAGATGATTTTACCAAGGGCCGTTTACGTAACGCCAAAAACATCGTAAATGATAAGCTGATTCCTTTCCTTAGCCGCAAGGGATGGCAAGTAGAAGGCTGCAAATTACATTTCCCAATATTGGATGAAAAATCCAACACAGAAAAAACTCAGGAGGTTGATGATGATGGTACCGATGGCAACAAGAAAACTACCACCAACAGTAAAAAAAAAACGGTAATGCAGTTGCCCTCCTGGGTTATCTCTACGCCGGAGTAAAATTGCCATTGATGGCCCTTGCCATTAAAAACCAAGGCATGAGTATCACCAATTTTGAGGAGTTACAAAAGCGCGTAATTCGCCGCATGTATCAAGAGGCTCATTCTACAGGAATTGCACCTGATCTTTGGAAACAAGAAATGCAAGATTTTGAACGGGCTATTGAAATGGGAACCGGGTTAAAATTCTCAAAGGTGAAGTACGATACACCTGATTGGGAAATGATTCAAAACCTACGTTACAATACTGCGGTTTACGATGCCTTTAAACTCAACAAGCAAAATAAAGAGCTTTACAAATTGCTTACCGATGAAAAAGGAAAGCAACGTTCCTGGAAGGAATTTAAAGAAGAGGCTGAAAAAGTAACCAATCAATACAACAAAGTTTGGTTACAAACTGAGTTTAACCAATCACATCAAAGTGCAAATCAAGCCAAAAGATGGAACGAGGCTGTAAATACCGCAGACCTTTATCCAAACTTAGAATATATTGCTGTTCGCGACGACCACACACGCCCTGAGCACGAAAAACTTCATGGTGCCATATTCCCTATTGATCATCCATTTTGGAACAAAAATTACCCACCAAACGGTTGGGCGTGTCGTTGCACAGCAAGACCTACCGACAAAGCTTTAAATGAAATTGAAGGATTGACCTTCGATAAAGACGATCCTTTTGCAACCAATGTTGGTAAAACCAGCAAAATATTTACCGATGATCACCCAATGGTGAAGGAAGGTAACAAAACTGAGGTACTGAAATTCATTGCACGCAACATTCGCACTGTTGCACAAATCAGATCCAGTTTTAGAACCTTTGGAAAATTTAAAAAAGCTACGCATAAACAGATCTATTTCGATGGCAATACCGGTGGCTTTTATGTGGAAAGTTTAAAGCATAAATTCGACCCGGTTACAGGCAAGTTTGAACGAAAAACAGCTAAAATATTGGCTAAAAACGGACACCAAACTGAGCTGCTTGCTGATGTTTATGGCAAAAAGAATATTGATTTAAACCTGAACAATTTACCAACTGAAATAAAGGTGATGAATGGCGAAAGAAACATTCTAAACCGTGCTAAAACAGCAGCCAAACAAGGAGCAAAAAGGGTAGTGTATTACATAAACTTCGAGAATGAGGCTGCCATGTTTAAGCGCTTCGAATCTGTTTTTGCCAATGTGCCTGAGATCAAGGAATTATGGTATATCCGAAAGGGTAAACTTAACAAATATGCAAAAAGAAACCCGAAGTAATTATTGCTAATTATTTCGGGTTTCGAGCGTCCAGTTGCTTGACGCTAACTCGACAATACAAATATACGATTTAAATAACATTTAAACAACAATTAAATGAAACCCATAAGTCAACTCCCAGCAGATATTAACCGCCTCATGAAGCGAGGCCAATTGGTTATTGAAAAAAAGCTACCAACCATTGTAAAGGTGGAAGCCATTAAGCATTTCGAGGAGAGTTTTGACAATCAAGGTTTCACTGATAAGAATCTGGTAAAATGGAAAGCCCGCAAAAAACCAAGATCACCAAAAGCACAGCGAGAGCATTCTGGTAGGGCCTTAATGATAAGCCATAAAAACCAAACTAAAGGAACGCATCTGAAGGATAGTTTCAAAGGAGAGGTGGTTGGTACCAAAGTTATCATATCAACAGACAAACCCTACGCCGAGGTGCATAACGAAGGTGGAAAAGCAGGAAGGGGAAAAGGTTTTACAATGACTGCTCGCCCTTTTATGGGGCCGTCTCAAGCACTCGATAATAAGATCGAGACCAAATTAGATAAGGAAATGAACAACGCATTTAAATTAAGATAGCCATGTTATACGAACTGTATTTAAGCATTAAAACCGAGCTTCAAAAAGAAAGCTTTTTAAAAGCTGTTGGTTGGTTCAATAATCAATATGATGATGGATTGGTAGTGGAAACCTCAGCTTTCATTGAATTTCCTGATGATGTACTAAACAACCTGGTAAGCAAAGATGCTCAACGAGTTGATTTGCCCTTTAGAGTCCATTACGTGAAAAAGGTAGTTGCTAAACAAGATGGCACCATTGAGGATGCGGATATTGAAAATTTTGACACCGAGGCTAAGGCCATTGTAAAGCGTTTAAAAGGTTTTCAACCAGTGGATGGCAATGATGTTAACATAACTGAAAAACCCACGAAATTTGCCAATATTAAAAGTTTTCAGAAGCAAAAGGGCTGGCAAGCTTGGTTTATTGATTTTACAGTAAAAATTAATACTTCAATTTTTGATGGTTCCAACATTCCTGAAGTATTCACCATAACCACACAAAAGGTTGGTGAAGGTGAAATTTTTGCAAGTGATTCTTTAGTTGATATTCCAAAAGGCAAAACCATTGCTCTTAGCGCTCATGCTGCTACAGGTTATCGTTTCTTGAATTGGTTGATCGACGGGGTGGAAAATCTGAGCAATGTGGTTTTACTAAAAGCAAGTAAAAGCATCACTGCAATTGCAAATTTTATTCAGCAATTTACGCTGGCTGTAAATCAACCAACAAATGGAACCATTAACACAGATGAGGCTCCGGGATTATTGGATATAGATACCGAAGTTACTGCCGAATTAGTTCCTGATGAAGGTTATGAGGGAACCATTTTGGTTAATGATGTAGATAGCGGTGAGACCTCTGTACAAATTTCCATGACTGAGAATAAAACCCTTAGTGCAGCACTTCAAACAATCCTGCAAATAGTTCAGAATATCCTTGGCGTTGAACCTGTGTTAGAGGGTGGTTTTTATTATTTCCCGGACACCAATGGAAATAAAGTTAAAATCCTAAATACACCGGTTCTTAAATTGGGTGGCACCAATGGTTATGGTCAATCTTCATTTTATCAGGTAGGTGGGCAATCCTTTGATGAAACGTACATTGTAAACTTTTACGATCTGGCTAATACCACAGATTCAACCTTTATGCGATGCGGTGGATTGGCCGCAAATCAAAAAGGATTTACTTTGAGATATTACTCAGGAGATGGAGGTGGCACGCAAAGAATATATATCTATTCATCTGATGGTACAACTCAAGCTGTTCCAAGCGTATTGTTAGATGTAAACAAATTTCAGGATAAAACTGATCATGAAGTGCGTTTTCAATGGTCAGGAATTGAGGGTGAGGATTTCCTAATTACTATTGATGAACACACCTATTCAAGATCATTAGTTAAAGGTTGGTCAGGAAATTCATTCTACCAAAATAGATATGGATTTTCTGCATCATTGTGGCCAGCGCAATTCTATTTTAAATCGCTAGTAAAAAATGATAATTCGGCGATAATGGAGCATCATTTTCAAGAGCAAAAAGATAACCTTGCCATTGATATCTCGGGAAACGGAAACAACCTAACCTTAGTTGTATTACCATCCGATGCACGAGATTACGTGAGCGATACGGCAAAACCAATTGCTGTATTTAACGGATTTACTTTATTTCAACACGATGGAGATAGCGAATACATGATTGCGCCATACGACAATAATGGGCAACCAACGCTAGCAAGCAAGACAGGTTATTCTAAAGTTGCTGAAGTTCCTGCCTATTCTATAGGAAAAGGCTTAATAAACTTGTATGAATGGCCCGACAATGCAACCTTAATTGGTGTGTTAACCACCGAGGGCGTTTACGATATGCACGGCAATCCTATTCCTTTAGATTTTGACTCAGTTAAAGCAATTTCGCCAAGCAATCAAATACTAAAAACCGAGACTGATAACCATATTTCCAACATAACCATAAAAGCTTAATGTCATGATAAATCCATCAAAAATAAAGATTGAATTACCTGCGAAAATCTACGCAGTAAAAAGTCAGGAGATTTGCATTTTCAAAAACAACCTTGTTCGATCGTTTTCAACCGAGTTTAATAGGTTGATTGAATGCTATACCACCGATTTAAGTTTAGCTGAGATTAAAGCCTACGATGAGTTTATAAAAATAACCCCGGCAGCCGTGGGTAGTTATAACTTACAGTTCAGGTTTTTCAATGAATATGGCACCGAAATTCAAAGCAAAGATGTAACACTGGAGGTAGTTGATAATGTTGGATTATCAAGCGCTGCAACCGTTGTTATGTGCGGTGATTCCATCACAACTGAAGGTTACAATATAACTCAAACCATTGGGGCCAGCTTTGCGGCTTTAGGTGGTACTCAGCCAGATTTAGCTGGTTCAAAAACTGCCGGAGCTTATAAAAATGAGGCCATTTTAGGTAAAACATGGTCGTATTTTGGAACATCATTAGGCCCGTTTTGGTCAGGCAGCTCGGTTGATTTCGATTGGTATTCCACTACCTATTTAGCTGGTGCAACAATCGATTTAATCAGCTTTCAATTAGGTGTAAACGATAGCTTTGTAAACAGCCTGCATTCCGAGGCAGCAATAGATTCCATTGTGGACAAAGCAAAATATTTATTCGATCGTTTTAAACTACACAATGCAGCTGGTAAGTTTGTTATTGTGCTACCAAGTTTTGGGGCCACGAGCTTAGATGGATTTGCCGAGGTTTATGGTGCTGCCTTTTGCCGTTCTCACTTTATAACCAATCTGCAAAACCTAATTTCTAAACTAATTCTGGAGTTTGATAATGGAGCTTACGATGCAAATGCATCAATTTGTATTGGTGGATATGGCTTCGATCGCAAAGATGGAATTGGGTTAAAGTCCATCACAAACAAAAACAGCCGAAACACCGCACAGGTGCAACGACAAAACGAAGGTGTTCACCCATCTGATGCTACGGTAACTGGTAAAAATATAGCCGACTTAATCTTTCCTCACTTTCTTAAATTATTACAATAAAAAAAGCCCCTACTTAGGGGCTTCTTGTGCTTCAGTCGCTTTATTTAATACTTTTCTTAGTTTTCGTATATAATAAATCATGTCTTCGGGTTTACATTCCGTTTCAGGAATTTCATGAGGCTTTGCAATTGCAATATGAGCGATAAGGTATTCAACTTCATCCAGTATTTTTGCGAACTCTTTGGGTTGCACTTCAATTTCAAAAAACTTATCAAGTTCGTGCATAAATAGGATGGTTTTGATTTATACTAACGTACAGAATTATAAGTATATTTCATCATCGTGGTTAATAGTTAGTATTTATTAGAATTTCTCTTTTACATCTTCAACGGTTTGTTGTTTTGCCGCTTTTAGTTCAGTTTGTTTTTGTTGCCAGGCTTCAGCACCATAAACATGTATTTTAATGGAGTAACCTTGGTAAAAAACAGGTACACTTACAACAATATGGTTATTATCTTTCTTAAAAACCATCGCCGCTGGTTGTGCCAAAACCAATGCAGGGTACTCCCAATTAGGATGTTGATACGTGAGAGCTAATCCTGCACTTGAAAAGGTTTCATTTATTGTTTTTATTAAGGCTTGCGCTTGCACTTCTGGCAGGGCCAAGTGATAGTTGTTTTTTCTCAGATACAACACCTTAAGCAAACCTTTTTCAAAAGTCGACTTTTCAGTAGTTGCAGTAAAAGAGATTTCACCAAAATTAATGGTGTGAGCTTCCTTATTGGAATTGATCTGCTTTTTAACTTCACTTCGTTTCATATCAAATTTGATAGTTCCAAAGGCTTTATCCTGAGCGTTTGCTAGTACGCCGGATAACAATAAGAGTATAATCGCGAGATATTTCATAAGTTGTTACTTTAAAATAATGCAATGTTAAATATAAGCAAAATGAATGCCGTTAGGTGCAAATATGACGTTTCCACCCTAAAAATGTTACGATCTACCGGTATGTTGTGATTAACTGCCATATGGTGGTGAAATTCGTTCAACTGTTTGTTTCTTACCGTTCTATTTAAATGTAAAATTACACTCTAAAGATTTGCTTTCAAATACCTAAAATGGTGATTTTTGCCAACTAACGATTCACAACAACATCTTAAGGTAATGCTGGCTCAGTGCCTAGATTATCCTCGTTCGCTAATTTTTGCTTGTGATAATCCTCTGCAAATTCTATCATATCATTTGCATTATAAGCTACATAGCCTGAAAATTCATCGAATGTGACATCATTAGGTAATATTTCTTCTATGTAATATTCTCTTGCGTTCATATCGCTCTCTATTTAGTTATATATTAAAACAGTGAATTTAATTAAATAATAGTTAAAGCGGAATTAAGCGTTTCACAACAGAAAATAAAAGCCATTGAAACGGCTGTTTTATTTTCGCGTTGGCAGCAAGTTCCAAGTACAGTGCAAATAATATAAACCTAAAACAATAGATATGTTAGCAAATTTTGATAGAAATTTCGAAGCAAAAAAAGAGACTTTTAAACAAAAGTTTGGAATGGATTGGAATGCAAATCCAGAACTTTATTTGAATTTCTTACAAACCTTATATATTGCTAGCCTTACTGAACTTGTAAATAAGGGATTTGGACAATTATCAGGAAAACAAGATGAAATGTTTAATTTAGTACAAAACATTAATAAATAAAATGTAAAACTATGATAAACCTTGAAGAATCATTGAAACTGAAACGTTGTCCTCACTGTTCAGTTGATAATCCTAATTTAGTTCCCGTTTTTAAAGAATTTCAAACAAGAGCTGACAATGGAGACGACCAAAGACAATGGAGAGTATATAGATGTGCACGCTGTGGAGGTGTAGTAACAGCTGCATGTAAATCACATAACAGAAATGTATCCGAGATTTATCCTAGAAATAATAGTGTAAATGAAGTTTTGCCGAATAAAGTCAAGACTTATTTACAACAAGCAATTGATAGTGTATTTGCTCCTGCTGGATCTGTAATGCTTTGCGCAAGCAGTGTAGATGCTATGCTTAAGGAGAAAGGACTTTTAGAAGGAAGTCTTTATACAAGAATAAATAAAGCAGTGGATGATGGACTTTTGACCAAGGCAATGGCTACTTGGGCTCATCAGGTTAGACTGGAAGCAAACGACCAAAGACATTCTGACGAAGAGGCGACATTACCAACTACAGAGGAAGCTAAACAATCTATTGAATTTACTCAAACCTTAGCTGAATTTTTATTTGTATTGCCTACTAAAGTAACTCGTGGAATCGAAGCAACAAGATGATTTAAAACCAGCTGCCAACAAAATATAAAAAAAATACGGGTCATGTGTAGCTGGATTTTTCTTTCGTATTTAGATTTACCGCAAATTAATTTATCATAGATAAATTTTTGCTAGATTAGCATTCAAAATTAATTTACTATGAACGAACCGATACATGAAAAGTCATTAAATCCGCACTATTTTTTATATCGGTCGTTGTAAAACATTAGAGCCGCTCCTGATCCCTCATTCCATGCCTTTTCTGATGTTTGCTAATTTTTGGCTTATCAATTATATGATCAGTACAAGATAACTCCTTGTCAATCAATCTAGGTTTTAGTTCCGAAAGCTCTCTTTGTAATTCTTGTGCACTGTGACTTGAAGAGTCAATAACAATCAACTCATGACCCGCCAATTGCTCGGCCATCGCAGCCAACCTACCAGCAGAACGAGCGGCACTCCCCACAAGTATTATTGTCTCAGGGTTTCTTTTCTTAAGCTTCAGTTTAGCAAGTCTTATAATCTCATTCATTTCCTTGCCTGTTATGGTAACTTCAACACCTTCGAAGTTGGTAGTACGATAATCATGAAATTGGTTCATTACCTCATCATGCATTGTTTGCATAAATTGGTAGTTACTTACCGGAGATTGAGAACTGCCCTCGGTCAACTTCTTAAACCTCCTTATCATTTCACTAAATAGCATATCGGTATCAGTTACCATAGGCGGTACAGTCATTGTAAAACTCTTTGCTCCGGTTTTACAAAGCTTACTTAAAGCAGCACTTGCCTTTTCAGCCAATTCACTATCAGGAATGGCTTCTAATTTCTTATGAAAATCTTCTGTTTTTGTGTCCATATCAATACGATTATAAGTTGAGTTTAAGTGTTGAATAATTTGTAATTAACATTTCAACCTTTCGGTTTTTTATATTCTGACGTTCCTTTAGCATTATTACATTCATTGCGTAGTCATTTGCCATTTCTAGAACTCTATTATGATTAAATTCAGACATAGCGCATTTTATTCCGCATGATTTCATGATTTTAAAACAATCCTCTGTATCTGATTCAGACCATTTAGGCACCTTATAATAATGTTCAGTTTCTAAATAAATTGGATCCAAATAAACAAATGATGATTCCTTAGAAAGTACAGTTTTGCTAAATGATATTTTTCCAAGAACCTTCCTAAAATCATCATTAGTAAATTTGACATTTTGCAGCTTAATAAATGTTGGTTCAATATTGCTAATCAGGCTTTGTTTAATATTGTCAAGCCCTAAGCGCAAAGTATCACCCTTCCCCATGTAAGTAAAATTACTTAGCAGTAAGAACCGAATTGCTTTTAGCAGCGGATCTGTTTCATTGTTCCTTTTCCAATACCTTAACAAACCCTCAGAAATTGGCATTATTTCAACCTGCTTTTTCAGTTCATCTTTTTGATTTATTAGAACCTGGTAAAGGTTAATAACATCATCATCGTAATCATTTAAAATAGCATACTTTGGGGTGGGTAAATAAAAGAAACTACCTCCAGCACCAAAAAACAATTCAATTCTCATTTTATGTGGTGGAAAATACGCACCTAAGTAGTTTTTCATGTATCTTTTATTTCCGAGTCTGGTGAGAATCATCAATCAATGATTTTATAATATCTAAATAATTTGCCGTATTGAGCCATGTAACCTTTGTTGGTTTCTTTTAGGTTCATTACGGTTTTACAAGCATGCAAAACGGTGGCATGGTCTTTATCACCACACATTTCGCCAATAGCAGCTAAACTTGCCCGGGTTATCCTCTTCGAAAAGAACATAGCCAACTGTCGAGCTTCAACAACCTCACGCTTACGAGTTTTTTGGAAGATATCAACACCGGTATAATCTTGAACCTTGTTAATAATTTGATTTACCGTTGGCACTCCAATTCCAGGCATTGCCATATATGTGGGTTTCGTTTTTGTTGCAACTACCATAACTACTTAATTAAGAAGATTGCAGCAGCTATTAACGCTACTACAATCAATGAAATTAAAAAACCCGCACAGCCCGGAATCTCAGAATCAACTCCCGTTGGATCGTCTGTCATTTCATAATAGGTAATCGGGTCATACTCCCTTAAATATTGCATTTCTTCTTTATGCTTTCCCATATCTACTTATTTAACCAGATTATAGCTCCTTCAAAAGTTCTAACCACTTTTTGATTTTGTGGAAAAAACCAGTTTAAAAAATCCTCTTTTGAGAGGCCGTCATTTGCAGCAAGCTCTTCCATTGTATGCATGGGTTTATCACAGTCAATTTGCCAATCGATAAACACACCAGTATCAACCATTTTAAAGTGGCTTACTGCCGCCTTATGGATTTGCTTAAACTCAACTTGTTTACTGTTGTAGGGTTTACCAGCCCAATAACGCAGACTTAAATAAGCTTTACCCTCGTTAACTTCAGCAATGCGCTTACGCCATAGCTCATAACTATCCTTTTCAGGATCACAATTGCCGCGAATAGTATGAACTTTAGTTCCCATAAAAATGGAGTTCATAAAATTGGTTTTCTCACCCTTACGCGGATGAGTAGCAGGAAAGAACCTGCTAACCATTATCACATGGCATTTTTTATCCTTGTTTTCCATTACTCAAATAAATTAAAATCGCGTTCTACAAAATTCTCAGAGTCTGCATTGGTATAATGGGTAAGCTTTTGCAACGACTCTTTTAAATATACCGGGTTGTCCAGTTCCATCAGGCGTTCAACAAATGTTTGTCCCTCCACCACATCATATTTTTTACCACTTTCTAAACCAACCTTGTACAGGTCGCAAAAGTCAACAGTTTGGTTTATCATGTTTAGGCTAGCTTGAAAAGAGATAATAGGCTCAATACTGGCAAAGGTTTTAATACCTTCTCTATTGAGCATTTCCATTACTTTAATCCTTTCAGAATGTGCACAGGCATTAGGCTCAAGATCGTCATGTCCTGTTAAAGTAAAACCAAAAGCAATTTGATACTTATATTGCCAATCCAAATTCCAAATAGTATCATTGTTAACTAACTCTTTTAAGAATGGATATACCCATTGGGTTCTTTTGGTAAGAATTTTTACAGGGATGTCATAAACAAGACAAAAGCGCGCAGCCAATTGTGTTAACTCAATAGTTTCATCAAGCATCGGATCGGTGGTGAAACTAAAGAACAAACCATGTTTTTTAAGTTCATCGAGGTTCTTTAATAACTCACGGTCGAAAATTTCCATTGCATGAGCTTCATTTTTAAAGCAACTCTTAAGGGTTGGAGTTGCACCACCCAAAATTTTTGCACCACGACCTTTTTTGAGGTAACAGTAAGTACAACCATTGGAGCATCCCACATAGAAATTACATGCCCAAACAGAATACTCTCCAGCTTTACCTGAAGGGTTATAAATTGCTTTTCCTTTGAATTCTTTACTCTTCATCTTCCCACCTCCGTTTTTTAATATATCTTTCTGGATAAAGCATTTCGATACCCTCAAGCTTGCAATTGTAACGGTATTTGGTAATATATTGCAAGGCTTTATGCTTGTCCTTATCACTTAATTTTACCCACTGAATTTGAGCCTCGCGTTTACCTCTTTTTTTACCATAACTTTCCCAAAATTTGTCAAAGGTCAAATCCTCATGTATTTCAATAGTTGCACCTGGGCCATTAATCTTACCCATATCCTGCACAGTAAATGGAAAGTTTGAATGCAGGAACTTTTGCTGATCCACTGTTAAAGTGGCATGGTTTTCAAATCGCTTCAATACATCCTCAGTATCGAATGAAAAGAATAAAAAGCCATCAAAATTGGTGCTTGTAACTTTGTAATCAGGCATTGTTTTTCTCCTTTTGTTTTCGTAGTTGTTTTAGTTCTTTTTTTGCATTGGTACCCAGGTACTCCTTATAAGTGCGCAAGCTAATGTGGTGAATGGGTTTAATGTGGTTTTCGAAAATAAACTTTTGAGTTACACCCAGCTTGGTATGCTTCAGGGTGGTTTCCTGAATTTCAATAATTTTAATAAGTATGTTCTCACGATTGTAAGCCATTACTATTCCCTTGAAAGCATTACAGTTTTTAAAACATGGCGGAACATTAATAAGGCTGTATCTGGTAACCAGTACTCCTCAATCCAATCCGAATTACCTTTGTTATAGAATTGATTTAACTCGATGTCTTGAGCCATTAAATCGAAGGGTTTAACCTCCTTCATCAATTCAATATCAAGCCCAAACTTTTGAAAAATAACTTTCAAAATTTTATCCTCAAGCTCCTTGAAAAATGGCAAGTGCTTTTTAATTGGACTGATTACATCACCAACATACGCCTCGGCAGCATCGTGCAAAAGAGCGGCCAATAGTAGGTCAGAATTTGGGTTTTCTACCTCATTATTGATTAAAGAAAACACCAACATACTATGCTGAGCAATTGAAAAAAACTTAGGCGATTGCCCATTAAAATGTGGATTGTGAGCCAAGCCATGAATGATATCCTCTAATTTTATCATTTCAGCTGTAGGATTGAATAAATCAATCTCTGTTGAATAGGTGTTTATCCACCCGGTACTGTTATCCAATTCAATCATGAGTGATACCTTTCAAATATATCCTTACCCTTTTCGAATGCTTCAAGAATCACGTTCATAGATCGAGAGTGATCTGAAGTTTCAGACACAGGTGTAAAGCGTTTAAGCTCCAGCACCCTTTTAAAACTGGTTACACAATGGCGAGTTACCACCATTCGCCGGAGGGTTTCAGCCTCCTCAAGAGTAGGAATCCGAACATCACGCGGCTCCCACCCAACTTCCTTTGATATTTGATTAAATTTGCTCATATGATTTAGTTAATTATTCGCATAAGTGATAATAGCTTGAACATGAAATTGCAGCATCTGGCTCAAACATGTTGAGAGTTGCGTTTTTTGCTAACAGGTATTTTTTAACGTCAGCGGCCTTAGTAAAGGATTTGCCCGTTCTTTTGCAGACTCCCGTTTGAAATTTTTTAGGAATGTAATCGATCTTAAAAAACGATGATCCAATCTCATCCTCATACTGACCTATTTCATCAATCCTGTGTGGATCACGTTTTATTATTTGAAATACTTCAACATGCCCTGACATAAAGCAAGGATAACAGCCAACACGTTTAGCCCCCATGTAATACAAAGGATTTGGCACTTGGCCATTTTCAATTATAAAATCGATTACGTATTGACCCGATTTATCAAAATGAGGTCTAAGAATATCCGTTGCGTAAACCTTAACAAAGTCAAAAACCTCATCTTTGCGATAAGTGTGAAACTTAGGGTCTTCTTTGCCCTGAGCTAATCTATTTTTTGCTTTAGTGAGTTTTTGATTTTGAACCTTTGATAGTTTTTGGAGCGATTCCAAGTACTCGACTATCATTGAATTAGTTTGATAAGGTTCAAAATAGTACTTAAACACAGTGCATTGAGCTTGCATTTTGGAACGATTATAGCTCTCGGCGCTCCTTATTCCTTGTATTCCCAATATATCCTTACAATAGTCAAGCACGTAATCAATGAAAGCTTTTGTTTTCAACTCCTCTGTACAGAACCTTGCTCTAGTGGAAGGAAAACGCTTTTTCTTTTTTGCCAAGTCAAGCATTCCATCATACTTCTGTGATTTTAGAATCTTCAACTCAACTCCTAAATCAGCACAGGTATCAATAATGTGCTTATAAGTCAAATCATGTTCCCATACAGTATCACAAAAAACAGCTTGTATGTTTTTAACACCATATTTCTTAGCAGCCCAGATCAAAGCTGCTTGAGAATCTTTACCTCCTGAATATTGAACTAAAACCTTCATTGTTAATTATTCATTCTTAATTGAAATAGCTCCCGGTGCGGGATTCGAACCCGCGTTCTCAAGTCTTTTAAACTCGATTCTTAGACCGCTAGACGAACCGGGAAAACCTTTTACTTGCTTACTTCAACTTTGGTTAAAGTCAACACCACCTCTTCGCCAGTTTTAAAAAACTTAGCTTCAGGTAGTTCATTTGGAATTACAAACTTTACCGCCGTGGTAGGTTGTTCATCCTTACTATCTTTGGCTTTTGTTTCAAAAACAGCGGTACCAAAAACCGCCTTTGTGAGCTTTTGCTGCTCCATTGAATCAATCTTAACGATTGCTTTTGCTTGTGTCATTTCAACGATATTTAAATGGTTATTAAATGAGATTTAAACCTTACTAAAGAGCTTCAACAGGCTCTCGGTTTTCAACATCAGAAAACGCAACCGGAATGCTTGGAAAGCTTAACACAATTGGTTCATCTTTACCCATTGCATTTTTAGTGAAAAAGCTAACGCTCCAGCTAATTTCGCGCTCAACATATGCCTCCTCAAAAAGCTGCATGGCTTTAGTCCAACGGTCATCGTTGTAATTGTCCCTTACTTTCAACAGGTTGGCAATCTGGCTCGGATTAAAATCGCCAGCCTTATTTTTGCTTAATAGCGCAGTAATGGTTTTAAAAGTTTTTAAATCTTTCTTTTTTACCTTGTCTTCCAAAAACTCCTTAATTAACAACTCCGCTTGTTGGGCACGTTCATCATACTCATGAACCACATTTCGCTCTAAACGAACAAGGTTCCCAGTCTCGTTATTACGAATACCAAAACCACCTTTACTGTTGCTACGGATATCGCCATATTCATTGGCTTTTATCCTATGATTTTCAAGGCTATGCATGCACCCTTTTTTAAAATGGGTAAGTGTTTCAGATATCTGCTTGGCCTGTTCAATTAATGCCGACACTAGTTTATTTCTGCTCAGAACATAAGCATCGCGCTTAATTTGATGTTCTTTTTTAAGCTCCTCTTCCTTTTGCGCGAGTAGCTGCTTTAACTCCTCTGAAGTAAGTTCGCTTACTTTTTTGTTTTCCATTTGTTTCATTTGCCCTATGAATTTTAGTTTACACTTGATTTAATTGCTTGCTAGGATTCAGTTGCCTTTTGGCATGATGAAAATCCTTTAAATTCTGATTGTAATCAGGGTGGTTAAAATCATGTGTATTTAACCACGCATTTAAGTCTCTGGCACGTTGTTGCCAGTGTTGTAGTTTATTTAATGAGCTCATTTTTCTTAGGTTTAATTGTTACAGTGGTTTCTTTGGTAATTTCAACCAATCCCTCACCATCACAAACATTGCAGTTTTCAACTTTAGGTTCTTGCTCATGTCCATGCCCATAGTCGAAACCTTTGGTTTTTGTCACACGGTTACCGTTGCAATTTCTACAGATCGCAACGTAGGTTTTCTTATATTTTTGTGGTTCTCTCATTAGTTTAAAGAATATCCGTTTGTAACTGCTTTTTTATCAGAAACCTCCTTTTTATCTGCAATAACTCGCAGCTTAGTGCAGAGGCTTTTTAGTTCCTTTACAGAAAGCTCGTACAGTAGCTTTCCCCAAATGCGCTTATCTAGTAAATACTTGTTTACTTGGCTCCAATCTCCATTGGTGGCATAAACTCCACATCGGTTCAATTGCACTAGTACATTGCTTCTCCATTTTCTTTCGTCAGGAGTTGCCACCCTGCGTTTATGAGTGCTTACCGATAAGCGCTTAATCACATCATCAAGCTCTTGCTCCGATAAATCCAATGTGCTTTCTGCTTGATATTGTGCCAGTATATCTGGCTTGTTTTCAGCAACACCCAATCTAAACATGAGCCGGTGCATCAACAGCCTTTTTTGTTTCATTCTGGTTTCCATTTCCATAGCTTCTTTTTTGAATGTTTTCGTTTTCCACAAACTTGAAAAAGTGAATGGTGTAAAAAGCCCCTTTACCGTTTTTAATACCCGGGCCAACAATATGGAAAAACACCTTTTTCCCATGACATAGAGGCATTGCATGAATCCCTGTAATTTTACCTCTGCGATTTTTACCTGTTACATAATTAGCCTCGTCCGTAAGCTCAACCTGTAACCCTTTTAGTATGCCTATATTTGCTTGATTTGCCATAATTCCTTTTGATTAATTGTTTTCAGTTTCACCCCAATATTCATAAGCCCCCTTATCGTAAATTGTATATGGTTTTCCACCACCATAGCGGCTATTTGCAAAAGCCTTGTAACCTTCAACCCAAATTTTCACAAAAGCATCATATCTGATCTTTTTAGCCACGGAACCCGATGGGTTTTTACCATCGGCATGACTGATAATGATGAATAGCTTATTTGGAAAATCGTTGATTAATTGCTGATAATCGGCATAGGTTCCACCAGTAAATTGCCAACTATCAATCACAATAACTCGAGGGCTTTTCTTTTTAGATAAACGCTCGCGTAATAGTGCCAATGGCTCTCGATCTAACAAAATGAAATTACCACGACAACCATCCATGCCAGTTCTAATAATGGCGCTTTTCATACTCTTGCTTAATCCCTCTTCCAATGAGTTATAGGCAACCTTGGCAAACTTGCTCAGATACTTACAAAGCTGCAAGGCTAAGCTGGTTTTTCCATTGAAGGAGTGGCCCCAAATAATCCATCCCCCTTTTAGCTCCGGGCATCCTAACAGATTAAGCCATTCACCCTCAAAATCGAGCGTCTTAAAATTGGTGTTCATGATTTGATGAACACTCGCAGCCCTGTCGTTAAGCCTTGGCTTTTTGTTTGCAGCTTGCTTCATATACGCGTAAGTTTTGTTCGGTTATGTATGGTGTGAAAGCCAAAAAACGAAGTTCATCGTCAACTAGGTCGTCAACCGTTGGGTAGTTATAAACTCGGTTGTCTCTGCGAATATTAGGAATAACATCTGTTTCCTCACGAACCGTGGTAGCCCGCTCATCGATTACTCGATACCTTCTCATTCTGATAGGGTCAGAAACATCCCTGTGTCTCTGATAAATCATTACAAAAGGTTTTTGCTTATTTTTTGGATCGAATCCGTATAATACCCTTGACATGATTACACCTCCTTGATTTTCATTTTCTGAATTTCAAGATGCAATCTGCGTAACGAACCATCGGTTTTTACAAATAGACGTTGAATTTCCCTCTTATCTTCTATTCCATTGACCTTAGCAATAGTGGCAATTTGTTTTTTTGCAAAGGATTTTTCCTCTCCATCACCCTCTGGTGTAATTCTCTGAAAACGATTACCCAAACGGCTAAACATTTCAGCATAACCAACTTTTTGAAACTGCAATCCACGGTTTATTTTTGCTTTTAATCCATCGGCTCCCATCATGTACCAACCGCAATTATATTCGTTGCGATTCCAAAGAGCTTTTAACTCCAGGAATGCAGAATATTCCAAATCGCCAATTTCATCAAGAATAAATAAAGGATTAGGAGTTGTTTCGATAAAGAAGTTTAAGTTTTCGTACAATTCGCCATAAGTACCCTCTTTGCCCAAACCCATTGCTCCAGCCATTGTGCGAACTAACTTACGCTTACTTTTACACTGGCTACAATCCACATAAAAAGCATTTTTATGAGTTCGTGCATAGTGCTTTGCAGCAAAGGTTTTACCTATGTCAGCCGAATCGCATAAAATGCCGCTCAGCTGGTGTTTTTGACAAGCACTTAATTGCACCTGAATGTATTGAAATACAGGTGTACTTGCAGGGATTACCTCGCGCTTTTCACTCAGATTAACCCCTAACTTTCTTGCTAATGAAAGCAGCTTATCGCTACTTAAAACGCCGTCAAGTTCGCCCTTTCTTGCACGGCTCCATTGTGCAGCATTAAGACCCATAGCTGTAGCAAACCTGATATGACTATCAAAGTTTTTCTCAGCCTTTAATCCTGCATCAATAATTTTTTGTTTTTGTTCTGCTGTTAACATATTTCCAGTATTAGTTAAATTATAAGTTGTCTATTGCATTGTTTTTTAACCATTCATTATCATCGTCAATTTCAAAGTCATCCTCTATCGTTGGAGGAGCTGGCTTTTCGATTTGAACCGCTTCCACTTTCACCACCTCATCAAGATCGGAGCGCTCAATTACAGCTACTTTTTTAGGTTTATTGTCCTTAACCAGCTTATCGAACCTGCTTACATACTTACTTTGCTCTGTGTAAGCATCCTTATCCTTTTCAGTCCATTCGGCTTTTGCCCGATTGTATTGCTCAACCTTTTCGCATCTAGCCAAATAGTTGCCATTTTGATAAATGAATACCTCGTCAATAGTTCCATCATCATTTGGTAGGTAGTAGGCATTTACATCGTAATTATTTGGTGCAAGTTTCTCCAACACCGTTGGGGTTGGTAGTTGATAGTTGCCATACTGCACACGCACATATTGGCTTCGATCTATCGATGTTAAAGTGCTTTCGCCAATATACCTGGCAAGTTTCGCCGGATTGTGTTTTACAAGGTCTGGATTAGGATAAGCCAACAAAACATCCATGCGAGTCATGCCCTTATATTTCTTTTGGTTTGGATGTAAATCGTTGTTGTATAATTCAATGGTTTCTAAGTCGTCAGCAACCAGTTTATCGTAGGTGTAGGTTTTTTCTTTATAATTGTTGTTGTACTTATCCGATATCTTATCCGTTTTAGGTCGATTGGCTTCGAGCTTGGCATAAAAACGGCCTATCCCTTGCTGGTATTTCTTCTCATATCCATACTTCTTTTGCTTATTCAGAACCTCGGCATATTTCTCCTGTGAGTTGCCGGGAACACACCAGTGCACTAAAGGAAATACAACCTCAGCTTGCATTAGGTCATTCTTAAATTGATTAACCAGGTGATGCTCAACTTCAGCCTCCATCGGTATGCCCAAACCCCATTGGTTAAGGTTCCTGAACATATCACGCATACAGTCGATGAATAGGGCCGTGTCTTTATATTTACTAAAGCTGGCTCCTACAATACAACCACTTAGAACATCATAACTATAGTATGCTTTAACCCTACTACCATCGGTCATTTTGCGAGGCAGATCACGGTCATCCATTGATATCTTACTAAGCGAGAAATTTGGAGCGTGTCTTTGGTGATGAGGTCTATGCTTCGTTTGAAATTCTAAGCTACCGGTTCTTACTTTGTCTACAAACACCCTACTCATTGGGTCATTTATGTAGTTCCAAACAGTTGACTCGCTAACCATAATTGGCTTGCCATCTTTGTCGTAAAAATCCTCGCGCTCAAACATCTCGCCCGTAATAGGATCAGCAATATCCAAAGAGCCTCCCATAAATTGCAGATATAGATCATGCACATCCGTATTATATGGCTTGTTTGGCATACTATATAATGCCAGGAATAATTGCTTGAGTTGTTCAGTAACCTTACGGCGATTATCGTTGCAAAAGTTTTTGTGAACTAGTGAATCAAAACCATCCTTTAAATAAAGATTCAGTTTTTCTTTTAACCGGCGGGTATTAGAAGGGAGAGTATGGCCTGTCTCATGCTTTAATTTTTCAACCTCTTTTGCCAAACTCTCCCACAATTGCGACTTATTGCCGCCCCCCATACTTTTGCGCTTAGCAGCGCGCTTATTTACCTCACTATGTATCGTATTTAGAATTGCAGCATTTGTGGTGTATTCCTTTATTGCTTTGTCTGGTAGATTCTTGCCATCAGGCAATTTATAATTGGAATAATATTCCATAGCTGCTGCATCAGGTCTTACACTTTCTTTAAATCCGTATTTCTGAGTAAGCTTGTAAGGATCGCCACCAATTTTATCAATGATCCTATCTTTGAATTTTTGCGGAATCGTATCATAGCTTACAAGTGCTGGAGTATTTCTGCAAGCTTTTCGAACAACCTCCATATATCCACGGCCCCTTTTATCAAGCTTGTAATTCTTGTAATCATTTTGAGTCATCACACCACCGGTTGGGGCCATACCTTGTTGTTTCTCCTGGTAGGTAATCCCATTTATGAGCCAATGAGCCTCAAAGCATAATATGTTATGATAATATTCCACTATAATTAAGCCTCTTCTGCAAATAGTACTTTACCTTGCTCTTTTGTGCGTTCTCTATCTTCAATGATTTTGGTCAAAGCAGCTTTTGCTCTCTGATGATATTTTGAATTTTTGCGGGTTAGCGCTTTTGCTGCATTATGGTAGGATATTTCCAACATATCTGCTACCATTTGCGTATCTCCTCTTTGCTTTTTTTCTATTATTTGCATTGTATTTGAGTTTTTCCCTATCTTTGTCCTAATTGTTAGACAAATATATACTCATATTGCGTATCTACCAAACATTTTGCGTATTTATTTACTCATATTGCGAATGAATCTAGATAAAGTACTTATACTCAACAAGTTAAAAAATCACTTTAATTGCGGGACCAATAGTGCTTTTGCAAAGCATTTGGGTATTGCACCTACTACTATGAGCTCATGGTATTCTCGAAAAACCTTTGATATTGATGTGCTTGTGAATATGTGTCCAGGAGTGGATTGGAATAAGGTGTTTGATAATACTGTAGAGAATATATCATCAAGCAACGAGTTGATATACAAGGATATTGTTCATTCAAAAAGAGAAGGTACTTATCCCGAGTCCAATGCTGAAATCATGGAGTACCTGAAAGAAAAGGACGAAAAGATTATCAAACTTTCCATACGCAATGGAGAGCTTGAGCAAGAAAACAAACAACTTCGTAAACAAAAAGGCTACGATATAGCCGCAGAATCTTAAAAAAACTCTCTCACACCCCTTCATATTACAGGATAATTTTGTTATATTGTTGTTTTACAGCTATTTATGCATGTAAATGCATTATTGGTGGCTGGTTTTTTAGGGTATTATACCCCCTCTTATTCACGTTTTTTTTACTTTACAAACGCATTATGCGTAATATGGGTTTTTATATTGCGTATTCAAAACCCTTTTATTGACCCCCCAATTGACCCCCCAATTGACCCCCCAAATCAAATTATTTAGCAAAAATCAACTTAAACACCTGTCAATTTTCAGGAGCTTTATTTAAGTCCAGAAAGGGCACAATAATCTAGTAAACACCGACCCTTTATGCCTTTATTTAGCAAGGTTTAGCGCTATTATTGTAGTTGTATTGTAATCGGGTTTAAATCTGGTTTAAAAACCGTTTAAATGAGGTTGGTGGAATTATACTAAATAGTATCAATTTGTACAATTCGTTTTAGAATGCATTCTGCGTACACATGCCCGAAACCCTTAATATCGTTGACTTTTCGAGCCAAAATATATTTCATTATTGTGTACAGTTTGTTTTAAGCCCTATACTTTATTGGCAAAAAAACTCCGCGGGTAAAACCACAGGATAAATGCCA